GCAGGCCACAAACAGCGTCTAGCGTGGTTCCGGATGGTCCCAAAATCAGGCCATAGAAGTAGATGGTACCAGCTGCCGCGAGAATCGACAGGCTGGCACACACCACTGCCATGAACTTGAGAAAAAGAACCCGGTTCTTAGTCATTGTTCAGTAGGCCGAACTGGCCCAGCAGCACCGACAGCTCACTCTTCAGACCGAAGACGTAAGCGCAGCTCTCCTCCCGACGGAAGCAGACCACTTGGTCTCGCAGGAAGACCGGCTTCTCGGTGTGAACCTTTTCGCCGATCAGCGGGAAGATCTCCTTGTCCACCAAGTAGGGGAACGTCGGATCCACCGTGGTCTCTGCGGCCAGGCCCAGCTTGTGGGCAACGTCGATTACGGCGCGCATTTGGTCGCCGGTGACACCCAACGAGATCGTGGTGCCGAAACCATCCGGAGTACCGGTGCGCCAGGCCGTGACCAGAGCGTCGACTTCCTTGCCCTTCATCAGGGGTTGAATGACGTGCTCTTCAGTGAACTGATTCGCAGCGTGAGCTCCTTGCGCCACACTCTTGCCCAGGCCCATCGAGGGAAGGTCCGTCCGCATCAGGATGTAGAGATACGGCTCTTCAGCCTGTTGGACTGGTTTGACGTTAGCCATGAGACACCTCCTTGGTTGATACTAAGTCAGAGTAACACCAGTGTGATTTGAGTCAACCTTTTAGGTCATTCAAAAGCGAAGGAAGACATGAAGCCACGTACTTCGCGACAGCCTCTCGATTGGAGAACAGAGGAGTACCGAAGAAAGAAGTAGGTTCAGAATGACGCGACGAATTCCGTAGCTTGAACATCTCTTCTGGTCCCTTGTCCTTGGGCCAGTCATTCTCGATATCTAGGAGTTGCTCCACGCTCGTGACATCTTCTCCCTTGAACATTAGCCGAGGATCAACAATTGATATGGTGAGCTGGGCTAGTTGTGAGTTATTCGTTACGACGCCTGCACGATAAAGCTTGTGAGTTATACCCATGATAGCTTCAGGGAAGACGATGGCGCCACGGATGTGACCAAAATCTCTAACCCGGGCGCGATAGCAATCGCCAATAACGGTAGGAGCTCTGAGCACACGGTATGTGCGGTAGGCAGGACTGTCCAGTCGTTTGATGTTCACGGGTTTCATCTTTCCACATTATAGGAGATTTACTAGCTGTCAATCAACACAAATCACTGGCCTTGCTCTTTGTTACCAAGGTGCTATGATTTGGTTTCAACAAGGAGTTCCAAATGCCCAAAGAATACGTCATCCTCACCAAGCGCCAAGAGCGCCTCGCTCGCAAACTTGTGAAGGCCAAGGATCGCGGTGATATCGTTGTTACTGATGCCCTGATCGCTGGTTTGTTTGGCTGCTCTGCCAGCAAGATCAGCCAAGTCCGCACAGGCCGCATCACAAAGGCACCAACCGCCAAGACAAAGGTTTCTCGGAAGAAGCTACCCGAGAAAGTACAAAAGAAGATCGAGAAGTTGGTTGGCAAGGGAAAGAGCATTCGTGAGATTCAGCTGGGCGCCAAGGTCAGCTATGCGACTGCCCAGCGGTATCGGCAGCGCCAGCTTCAAGCCAGCCTCACCCCGAATACCAAAATTCGGGGTGGCTCTGCTGAATCCGGCGGTGTTGGCAACTAGTCCATCTTTTACGGGTCTACAATACCCGTAGACGTACCAAGCACACCCAGTATTGATTAGAAACACCTTACACAACAAATGACTACAGGGCGTTTCTAGAGCATTTGGGCAGCACAGAGTAATTCAGATACGGGAAACCCCGGATGCGTTTCCGCATCCGGGGTTCCTTGACTTCTTTAGCTTGGTAGCCGCAGACTCTAATTCCGTTTTTACAGGAACTTGAGGTTCGCGGTGTCCATGCCAACTAGGCCTAGGTAGTCTGCCGCGTTGCCGAGCGACGAAGTGCTGTTTGTCAGCTCTAGGTAGCCGTAACGTGTCATGAACGAAACTACAGGCTCGAAAGTCTGTGGATCGATAACAACGCCGGACGAGGTCAGAGGCACATATGGGCAGTAGTAGGCAGCAGCGTCGATTTCGCCTTGACCCTTGTAACCGATAAGCACGGGAGTGTTATCAGCTGCATACTGGTCAACGTAAACGCGCATCGAGTTGTTCAGAGTACCAACAAACTTGGTGTTTGTAGGAGCCTCGAAAGTACCCTCGGTTGTGCGAGCGAATGCCGAAGTGGTGGCCGACTGCAGAACAGTCAGAGCAGTTGGGGAAACAACTACCCAGTTACCAGCGCCACGACGTGTGCGCGATGCAATCAGGTTAGCCTGACGGTTGATGAGAACCGACAGAGCAGCGTGCTCGTCACCAACGAATGTCGCGGTGCCGGATACGTTTGCCTGGTTGTAGACCGCTACTGGGGTACCTGGAAGACGACGCAGCGAACCAAGAATCTCTTGGTCGATTTCTGCGGTGATTTCCTGGGCCAGAGCAGCCATGATTTCAGCTTCGATGTCAATGCCCTGTTGAGCTTGTGCATCTTGAGCGGCTTCGAAGGTCCAACGAGCCGAGAGCCTGCGAGTGCGGGCTTCTACGGTTTCACGTAGGATCTGGATGCTCATGCGCTTACCAGCAGTACCTTCCATGGTCGAGGTCGAAGAAGCACCGGGCACGCCCGAGTTCAGCTCACCGTTACCGGAGTAGGCCTGTGCGATTTGGAATGGGCTCAGTGCTTCTGCACCAGCGTTCACACCAGCATAGCCGTCAGCGTAACGAACGCGCAAAGTGTGGATTTGGGCCACAGGTGCAGTCATTGGCTGAACGCCGATGATTTCGTTAGCGATAACGGTTGGCATAACGCGGCGGATAACAGGCAGGATAACCTTGTTCAGGGTTGCAATGTTACCAGCGGCGGTGCCGCCTGCGCTTGCAGTTTCCATAAGAGGACTGCGGCGCATTAGGTCCTGGCGAGTGTTCTCTAGAACAGTCTCCATTACCTTCTTCTTGTTGGCATTGGCAGAGCCATCCATGTTCTTCAGAAGGTCAGTACCTTCGCAAAGAGCTTCCTTGGTGGCTTTCCAGTTGCTTTCAAAGAGCTTTGTCATTTTTCTTAACTCCTTAGTTGTCAAGTCCAGCCAGTCGGCGTAGATTCAGAATCTCGGCAGTTTCCTGCAATACTTCTTTATCCTCTTCCGCGCGGGCAGATTCAGCTAGTTTGTTGGGACGGTCGCCAGTTACGGCCACTGTCTTGGGTGATACGGTAGCCCGCTCTGTTAGAGCGCGACGTCCCTGGTTTGCTTTACCGCTCTCGGCGAGGACGGTTGGCAGATACTTTTGGAATGCTTCTTTGAGATTCGGAGTCTTTACCGATTCTAGGAGTTCTTCCATCACGTTTCGCTTCTCCTTACTTAGCGGAGAAAGCAAATCGCCTAGGGTTTTAGCCCTATTTTCGCGTGCTTCTGCGATTTTGACTCGACGGCTTGCTGTTTCCAGGGCGGTAATACCTTCCTGAAGCTTGGCAACCAGTTGAGTGTTCTTTGTTTCCGACTCTGTCAGCTTTGCAGACAGCTTCTTAACTTCAGAACCTTCGCTGAGGTAGCTAGTCATGAACTCAGCGTGGAAGGCTTCGAACAGTCGACGACCGAATAGGTTTTCGCGAGCTGCCTTGATGTCTTCTTTGAGCTGAGTCAGCTCACGCTTGAGTTGGCTTTCGACTGCTTTCTCCACCAGTGTCGATGCACGGGCGATGAATGCCTTCTTGGTCTCGTCAAGCTTTTGCTTGGACTCTGTGACTAGGCGGACACGAGCTTCCTGCAAGTTGGTCTTGTCAGTTTCGAGTTCACGTAGTTCTTTATTCAGCTGTTCTAGGACAAAGCCTTCGAGCTGGTTGATGCGAGCCGCAGTCTGCTCATTGAGCGAGGTGCGGTGTTCGCGTAGTTTCTTGGCATCGGCCACGCGGGCTTCACCAATTGTCTTCTCTTGTGCGCTTAGGCTCTTGAGTTTTTCACTCAGCTTAGACAACACAAAGCTCTGCATAGTAGCCAGGTCTTCGGCAAGCTTCTGTTCGTAAACAGCCTTGTTCTCCGAAATTTCCTTAGCCAGCTTCACGCGCTGAGCTTGAATCGCAGCATGATCCTCGGTGATGCCCTTTAGTTCTTCCTTCAATTGGGAAAGAACGAAAGTTTCCATCATCTTGGTGTGCGATGCAATGCGACCTTTGTACTCTGTACGAGACTCAGTAATCGCAGCGCTCAGGCGAGCTCTCTCTTCCTTAAGAGCGCGAGTAGCCTCTGTGGACTCCTTCACGTTCTTGTTGACAGCATCAGTCAACATGCGGTCCATGGCCTCAACAAGATTACTCTTGTCTTGGTCATAGCGGAGAGAGAACTCCTCGCGCACTTCAGCTTCCACTTCTTCCTTTAGGGAATCGCGGGCTTCAGCGAGCTTGTTATTCCAGGCTTCTGCTAGGGCAGTTTTCGTCTCTTCGTTGAGAACTGCACTTTCCAGAAGTTCCATCAATCCTTTTTCCATTGGACCGCTCCTTAGGCTTTCAAATTGTTAATCCACTCCAGTAGTTCCTTAGCTAGGAACGACTGGGCCTTCGGATCATGCTTCACAGCATTAGCCAGGTCTTCAACGACCGCACCACGGCGATTGTTCAGTGCTTCATAGACTGCCTTAGGGTAGGCTTCTGGAGCACTGGGACGGGCCACGATATCAACGGTGATCATTTCAAAATCGGACACTTCGCCCGAATCTGTCACGTTACCGCTACCGCGACTGCTTACGCCAAGCTTCACGCCGTTCTCCAGAAGAGTACGGACAATGTTGCCCATTGGGGTTGGTAGAATCTTCAGTTTGCCCATACCGTTGGCACCGTCCATGTACATCTCGGTGATCATGTGCGAGACACGATCGATGTTAATGTTCAGTTCTTCTGGGTGATCGGCTTCACCGAGGACACTTTCGCCCCGACGTAGGATGTCGTTGATGTTGTCTACCGCGCCACGAATTTCGTGAACGGGATAGACACGTTGGTTATGGTTCTTGACTCCGCCCTGAACGAAGATCCCACGCATGAATAGGTCCTTGGGCTTACCAAGCGAGTCAACCTCGTTGGAAGCTTCAAGCACGCACTTTGCTTGGTCAAATGTGATTCTTTCTGAGAGGAAGAGTGCCATAACGCTTATTTCCTCTTCAGATCCGAACCGCGCAGGTCAGCAGCGCCAGCACCGATTGGTGACTTGGGGCTATCCGAACCGAAACCGTCCTTGCTGTTAAGCTTGGCAGACTTGTCGCCTTCCTTGCTTACTGCTTCTTGATCATCAGCAGCTTTCTTGACCTGGTTCTTCAGAAGTGGACGAGCCTTGACTTCAGGAGCAGCTTCACGGGAATAACCCTTGTGCTCTTGAGCCTTGATCTCTACCGCTGCACCACCAACACGAGCGTCACCCTTTTTCTGGGGGATTGGGCTCTTGTTGTTGACGCTGAGGGTTGCACCCGCGGCACCAATTTCTTTACCACCATTTAGAGCTGGATCTTTGACAGGCTCTAGCTTGAAGGATTCTTCAAGGTCAGCGAACTCGTCTACTTCTTCAGCTTCGAAAGCTAGGCTTTCTTCCTTTGGCTCTTCGGCAGGGGCGAACTGGTCGTCGCCGCCCTCTAGATCCATCGCGTCATCAGCGGGACCGTCCATTTCGATTTCGCCGGCTTCGCCAGCTGCATCTAGTGGTTGATCCGTGTCAACAACCGCGGTGATCTTGGCGAATTCAGCCTTAAGGAATTCTAGGCGAGCCTCGAGGTCTTCCACTTTGTCTTCAGGAGCCATTTCGACTTCTGCGTCCATAGGTGCGTCTAGGTCATCAGCTGGCATTTCCACACCATCTTCGTCAGAAACTTCCTCTTCCTCAGACTCACCGTAGTGTTCCTGAGATTTGATTTCGTCTTTGGCGTCTTCGATTTCCTGGGACATGTCGTCCTCGAGAACTGCGTCGTCGTCCTGCATCAGAGTCTCGTGGACAGACTTACTCTTCTCCACAAACCACTGGTGCAGAAGACCTGTGGCCTGGGCCTGCTCTTCGTTGATGAGCATTTCCAGAACCTTATTAAGGTCTACTTTCTGCATGTTGTTCTCCTATCTTGTTTTGAACATCGCTGGGCTTTGTCCATGCTTCTATTTAACCGAGGGCAGGATTGGGGTCGCTGAAACGGGTCAAAAAGCGGGCTTTTTACCAGGACGTAATAGGTTAAAGGAATGGGGAGTGGGCGAACCCACTCCCCATTTTTCACGCGATGTTTAGTCGCGGGACTTGCTGCCGATTGGGCTAACTGTATTGATCTTCACTTTGTCAGCGTTGCCCACCTGGGCACCTTCGACATTGTCCAGCTTGTCACTGAACTCACCACGCTTGGGTTGAGGTGCAAGGTTCTTAACCTTCACATCCTTAACCGTTGGGGCCTTCTCTGCATCGAAGCCTTTGTGTTCTTCAGCCTTGATTTCAACTGGGGCACCACCGACACGCTTTGCAGCTTTGATGTTTGGTACTGGGCTCTTAGCATTAACTGGCACGGAGTCAGCGTTGCCAACTTGCGCACCTTCTTTGTTGGCCAACTTATCTACGACCGTGAAGCCTTTGAACTCTTCCATGAGGCCGGCGAGGGAATTCGACTCCGGGATCGCCGTTGGTTCCCACTTACCATACCAAGTATCATCAGTAATGTTGGGACGCTGGCCGAAATAGGTAGTGATTTCATTAGGATCAAAGCCCATGTCTTCTGACCAATTCATCACACCACCGTGGGTGTCGTACATGTAATCTGCATAGTCCTCAAAGGCGGCCACATCAGCAAATTGTGCCAGAGCAGCCTGCGCCTTTGGTGATACCTCTCCGTGACCGGCCTCCTCAGGAATAGCCGTGATGCCGCCATCCTGGTTAGCATCCATGTAATCACGGTAATCTCCGGGAAGCATGGAACGGAGGGCGGCATACGCGTCACTGCCTAGTTCACGAAGCTTCTTCAATCCCTGATCCGGGAAGCCGCGCTCGAAGCGATGAAGTGCCACATTTGCAACATCCATATCGGAGCGAAGATCTTCAACTTCATCCGGAGTGGCATCGGCCGGTGCATCCGATTTGAACAGGTTTTTGACCTGTTTGATGGCTGCGATCCATGGCCCTGTATCTTTGGGACCCGCATCGCCAGCGTCTTCACCAATTGGTGGCAACCCGTCACGGGTGTTGGCGTATCTTTGCGCTGCATCGGCGGCCAGACCCATACCAACGACCTTTCCGGTGCGCCTGTTCCTGACATTGAATCTTTTATCCTGATCAGTGTCCGCGTGCTGGTCGTCAGCCTCGAGGTCGTACACGTCACCTGGCTGATGGGAGGCAGAGGAGGCCTTCTTAAAAAACTCAGCTAGCTGAGTTTCTGCGGTCGCCTTGTCACCACGTGACAGCGACTCGAAGATGTTTGAGAGTACATTCTCGGTCATTAGTATCTCCTATGGATGACGCGAAAGGACAAATTACTTTGTATTTAACCAACTTGACTCCTAGACTGGCACTGCTAAAGTGGAGTGATAGGAGATCGATATGCAAACCCATGAACTCAAACCACTCGTTTCCTGCGTACTTGAAGGCGGGGACGCCGGGGCGCTACTCGTAGCCTTGATGCGTTTGGATCGGGAAGACATCTACGGACAATCGGCGATCCGCTTCCTCATGCTGCAGGATAAGTGGAACTTCACTCCCAAGAACGAACACGATGACGCCATAGGGCATCTCTTCGGTGCCTTCCCAGAACGTCGTGAACAGAAGAGTGAGGATTACATCAAAGCCACCCACGACATCATCCTCGAGCTGTGGGGCGTTGAGGTAGAGGGACCCAAGTGGCTCGTGAATCCACCCGTGGTGAACCAGAGGTCTCAAGGCAAACAAGCCGAAGGTGGGGCAAAAAAGACAGCAAGGACCCACAAGACCAAGCCTGTTATTACTGGCGGCCAGCTTCCCTGCAGCGATAGCAACCTTGATGGTGCGAGTGATCGCTTGAAGAAAGTGATTAAGATCCAGCGTGGTGTGTGATTTTAGTTGCATGGATGGATGACAGCATCTACTCTCTCGGGAGTAGAGTGGAGTCAATTATTGCAAAGCGAACAAGTCAAAGCCATCGTTGCAAAAACCAATGGTATCGTTCAAACCGGCGACACCACGCTAGACAGCAACGAAGCAAGGAACCTTGTGAGTTCCTTGCTTCTCTCTCTTTGTTCTCTTTGCAACAAGAACTACTATTTTGCAGTGGCCATCTATCAGCATCTGTTGGACAGTGGTTTTGAGATGAACAACGTTCGAGGAGATGCCTCGACACTGTTCATGGATAAGTTTGGAAAAACCATGAATGGTCTCGATGCCACCCAATTGGTCACCATTCGTAGGGTGGCCGAAAGCCTCTTCTCTCCTACTAGGATTTAGAGACCTTCATCGTCAGCGGGAGGCTTGCCATACATGATACCCAAGAATTCTTGCTTGGTTTCATGTTCAACCCTCTTCGACGCTCTCATTTTCTTGAGTCGGTTGACCATTCGTAGAGTCAAGCTAGGCTTGCGAGTATCTTCTATGTGGGCTTGACGTAGCTCATCCTGCGCGGGGTCATATAGACTGGTATCAGGCTCTTCAGTTTCGGTGAGCTTGGGTTTGATTTCTTCGTATCGCATTATTGCTCCTCATCTGGTGCGTTTTCGTCACCTGAGATTGGGCTGGGATCGCCGCCCTCTATTTCTGGGGGCGCACCGTCACCTCCAGTATCCATGTCTCCGTCGTCTGGTCGAATGCCAACACCCTCAAGGCCTGGCATACCCGCGGGCGATGTCGCGCCGTTACCTTCTCCGATATTCTCCACAGCCTCGGGATTCTCTTCAGCCCACATACGCTCGTTGTCCATGACCTGTTCGTCAGTCATACCCAACATTTCCTTCTTGAGCCAACGATCACTGAAGGTATTCATTTCGCTCAGTGGCTGGTAGATGTTGATACGCGA